CCTGTGGTTGGTACCCGAAGTATTCAGACCAATCGGCAGCGTAAGAAATCTTGGTATTGGGTCCTAGCAGCGTCCGCACTTCAGCAGCCAAATCAATCAAGTGTTGGACCGCTGGGAATGTATTGCCCGGCCCCCTGATCTGCGTAAGACCGCGCATCTCTGAACCAATGCAAAAGCTTTCCACCCCACCGGCCGAAAGACAAAGCGCCGCCTGATGCAGAACGAACCTGCGATAGCTCCATTCCTCGGGACCAGTGTAAAAAACGGGGCTTACGAATACCGGTCCGGTGTAGCCCAGAGGGTCGAAGGTCGCGCCAGGTGCCGGGGGCAATAGCGTCGGACCCGAAACAAGGAAATCAGACGCCTTTGCCGTTCCAAAAAACGCATCCACTTCTGCGACAGCCTGCGCCGTTCTATCAGGACTGCCGGGTTGATTTGGAGCCTTCGAAGACGTTATGCGACCGCGCCATGGCAAAACCGATTGATCCGGCGCATCACTGTAAGGATCTGGCAAACCATTGCCCGCCGTTTGATCCATCAAGATGAAAGGATAATACAGCACATCCTTACCAGCCGCGTTCAGGGCCTGGATTGCTTCAACAACCGCCTGGTCAGATGGCGTTCCACCATAAACCGGGCTTCCTCCTGCGTCTCGCGGTACGACCGGCGCATTGAAACGGTTCAGGCCCGCCGCGCGCCACGGCATGTTCAAACCATCTTCGGTAGCACGCTCTACCTTCGGCTTGATGGTGCAGTCCCCGCAGCGCAAGTCATCTCCGAACCAGCTCACGATCAACGAGGTGGCTTGGCAATTGGGCAACTCCCCCTGCAAAGTCTCCAGGGACGTAAGAAAATCAGACTTTTGCGCCGCGGAATTGACGTTCGATAGTCGGATTGATCCAGCACCGTCCGTGACATGTACACCGGTTGTCGCGAGCGCGTATTCACCACTCCCTGGCAACAAGGCGACGCCCTTGACCGCGTGAACAGGGTCAAGATGCGCACCAGGCAGGTCTTTTTGCACAGGCCGGTTTACCTCGAACGTGAATTGCGGGACCCGATTGCCAAACTCCGTCAGATCAAGATCCTCGATCACGACATAGGCCGTGCCGCGATACGCGGGAACCGTGCCAGCTCCTTCGATTGCTTCGATCTTGGGATCCGGGAGTTGTTCTTGTGTGCCGGGATACACCCGCATGGTCAGACGGTCCCGCGCCAACTCAACGCCGTCGGCCCAGACACGCCCAACATGCGTGATATCACCCTCACAAAGCGCTATGGCAAGGTTGATGGAATACGAGTACTGAACCTGTGTCGGTGCCGACGGCACGCCTTTGCCACCGCCGCTCACCGCAACTTTCTGCAGGAATTCCGACGCCCAGATCACATTGCCGGACACCCGCATTTTGCCATAAACGCGCGTTATCGCGTCGCCTTCGCCAGATCCCGTAAGCCGCAAGCGGCTCACTCTTCCCGTCTCAACAGCATCCGATCCGTGACCAAGCAGCTTCTGGTCAATTGAACGACCAATAACCGCCCCGGCAAATCGCCCAACCGCGGCCATCGAAAGGCCCAGGACTGTACCACCGATGGAACCGCCGATGGCGGCCCCGGCTGCGGAAAGAAGTATTGTCGCCATATCTTAGACCTCGTGTGGAAATGCGAACTGCGCCACGATCCGTCGGCGCCATGGCAAGCTCAGCGGGCTTTCAACAACCGAATGGCCTGAATAAGCGTGAATGAAACTCGCCTCGGCACCGATATTCGCCATGAGGCCGAGATGCTTGGCCACGGCCTCATCACGCATCCGAAAAAGCAGCAGGTTCCCGGGGGCATCTTCAGTCAAGCCCTTAGGCTCAAAGTACCTAAGGGCCGCCATCCAAAGACTTTCGTTCCCCTGCGGTTCAGACCAATCCATCGTGTAAGCTGGAATGACTTCAGGTTCTGCTCCCTGGACTTCACGCCAAACGCCCCGGATCAAACCAAGGCAATCCGCCCCAGCGCCTTTGCAAGATGCCTGATGTCTATAGGGCGTTCCGATCCAGCTGCGCGCGGCTTCGACGACCACGTTCATGACCGACGGCTCCCGCCATCCACATCTGCCGCCCGGCCCGGATCCGTGAAGGACCAGTCGTCACCCGGAATGTCGGGGAAGCCCTGAAAGTCGAGCAATGTTCCAAACTTCGCCAAATGCGCGTCGACGGTGCCGTCACATCCAGCCAACAGATTGACAAGGTCACCAGCGGCAACAGCGGCCCTGAGCGGTTGCCAAAGCTCAACCACACGCTTTCCACCTTCGAAGTAGTCGCGCTTGATGGCGCCTTTTAAATGCGCAGCCTTTCCATTGAGGACAGACAGCGTCCCGAACTGGAACCACCCTTCCGCGAATTGCGAAAGGTCCGCGAAACGGAACACGCGCCGCTCTTCCACCTCGGCCACCTGGGCGTCCGTCGCAAACGTCGGATTGTCGGGATCAAGGACGCTGACCCCTGTCTTTTGAAACACCCGCCCGGTGGGTTGGTTCAAAATGTCGGACAGACCGCGCATTTCTGCTTCGAACGCACCGTCCCCACGGCGGACTTCCCCGATATGGCCACGAAACATCAAAGCCCGTTGGCGCACGTCCTGCCAATTCACCAGCCATGCCCGAACTTCCGCGCCATCAAATCGACCTGCTTCGATGTCTTCTTCCCGAATGGCATCGTCGCTCAGTGCACCTAGTGCATCGGTGTTGTCGACCGAAAGTCCGGTTGTCTGCTGCAACGCAGAGGCGCTTAACCCTGTTTCGGCGCGGAACTCGATGTCTTCGAAAGACAGGGTTCCATCATGATCCGTGAAGCCCATCGTCCAACCATCGCGGCGCACCACGGCCCAGCATCGACAGACAGTCGTGTTCCCACTCGCGAGATGCGCTGCAAAATCTGGATCAAGCGCACTCATACGCGCACCTCGACAATCGGAACGCTGGGCGCATCGCCGGCTTGGAAACTGGCCAGACTTGTTTGAATACGGTCGGTGTCAAACCTGACCGGTACATCGAATTCGTAACCGGCGGTGATTTTCACGCCTGCACTGGGTGGGTGATCAAAAGTAACCATCCCGGATGCCGTATCCACGGTAAAGTGCACGGTTTCTCGTTGTTCGATATCACCCAATCCAATGAGAACCGTTCCACCCACCGGTTTGGTGATTGGCCGTTCGTAGATATGCGTTCCAGACGGATAGAGTTTGATCAGTTGAAAGCTTGACGTCACATCGTCGCCGTAGCCGATGACCTGGTCATCGTACCTTGGTTCTGCCCGCGCTTTCGAGGATTTGTAGTCTGTCCAGTCTTTCCAACGAAATCCGTTGATCTGGCCCTGCCGGGCTTCAAAGAACGCAATGAGCGCTTCGATGTCATCCAGGCTGCGCAACGCAACACCAGCATCGTAGCGACGCCTCGAATGTCGCCACGGCGTATTGCGTTCTTCGTAACCGTTGGCCAACGTCACCACGTCGGTATGACGTTCCGGCCCGCCAATCGAACCGAAACTCAGACTGGCTGGAAAGCGCACTTCGTGAAAGCTCATCGTCTGCTGCCCTCTTTCTTACCTGTTCCGACTGCCATGCCCCAAGGCCCGGCCCAATTGCGCGGCGAGCTGAGCGCGAGATCTGCGAAATCCCTCTACGTCGGGGGTTGATATGTTCATGACAACATTGACCGGGCGCCCGACCTGGGCCCGCACGCCTAGCTTTCCATCTGCACCACGAGAGAGCGGCATGATCGCTTCCGGTCCCGCCTCTCCCATAAGGCCCATCCCACCCCGCATCGGAAAGGTGGTGGGCCCACGCACAATGCCACCACTGGCGAAGGGCTGCACGCGGCCTTGGGAAAACGCGGCGCCATTCTCGAAAGGCAAAAGACCTCCCAACAGGCTCGCCACTCCATCTCCAAGAAGACCACCCACATGGTTCGTGACAGGTTTCACAGCGGCATTGAACGCCGCATTGATCATGGAATTCGTCATGGTTTCCAATGCGTCGGACAGGTTGTCGCCATGCAGAACTGCGCCACGTATCGCCTTGGACAAACCACGACTTATTCCACGCTCCAGAACAGCGACATCATGCCCTGTGCCTGCGAAAGCCTCTCGCATACGCGCCAGTTCCGCGTTGAAGGCCGAAGCCATGTCGCTGGCTTGGCCCAGATGCTCATCCAACGCTTCCACCTGCAGGTCCAGATCATCAAGTTGATCCATCGGTGCCATCCTCTGTTTCGAACGGTTGATCGGGATAATCCCGCATCAGGTCTTCAAATCGCGCCCGCTTCAGCGGCATTACGCTTTCTGGCTTTCCCAACATCATCTCCAGCTCTGCCGGTGTCAGAGCCCAAAACTCCTTGGGCTTAAGGCCAAGTCCGCGGAGCCCGGCTTGCATCAGCAACGGCCAATCGAACCCTGTCATTTGACCGGCTCAGGGATCATGAATGCGCGGGCCAAAAGTTCCGCAGCGACTTGAGCGGCCTTGGTCAACCCACCTTCAATTTCAACCGTCATCAGATCTTGTATCGTGCCCGTCCAACCACCGCCCCTCAGGCCAGCCACGATCAGTGAGAGCACGTCACGCACCGAGAACTCGGCGGTTTCAAACCGCGCGACGAGGTCCACGAGGGTTCCGGTTTGCAAGCTTGTCTCAAGCTCTGCCAAGGCACCCAAGGTCAGCTTCAAAACATGCCTTTGGCCGTCAAGAACCAGCGCAACTTCACCCGCCCACGGATTGGCCATACCCCGTTCCTCTGCCTCAAACCGCAGTAAAGGTCAGCTGTCCGGCCGAGGCCAAAGAAAGCTCGTACGTGGCTTCACCATCATGGGTGCCCGCGTATTCAATGCTCGAAACCTGAAACGGTCCTTCGACGACCCCAAAGTCAGGAATAACCACCTGAAAATCCGGCATTTCACCGTCAAAGAAGATCTGCCGCACGCGTTCATCCGTCAGATCATCACGGAAAATGCCCGTTCCGCTGATGCTGGAAGACTTGACACCAGCGCCTGCCAACAGCTCGCGCCAACCTCCTGCGGATTCAAGACTTGTGACATCCACACTCTCTGCGTTGAAGTTGACCCGTGTCGCGCGCAGACCCGCGACGGTCTGGAAATTGCCGCTGCTGTCGAGGTCGATTTTGACCAATAGGTCTTTGCCATTTTGAACTGCCATGTCTCTCTCCGGAGGTCAGAAGGTTAAACTGTGTCATCCACTCGGGCACGGAAAACGATGTCAACGCGCCGCGTGTCACCGGTTCCTTCTCTACGTGCACGAGCCCGAAAAAAGTTGAGTGCCACCAGATGTCCCCTGGCCAATGCCAGAGGGGCGTCGTTCAGCGCATCGTTCACAGCTGCCGCAACGGCTTTGGCCGTGTGGAACCCAGCTTCGTCACTGATCACCGCGACAGTGAAACGATGCCAAGCACCAGCACCAGTTCCATCTGACGCGTCCCGCGCTTGCTCCTCCCCAAGCAACACATACGTGTCTGGCAAGGGACCGTTCGGCAGGGCATCATAAATTGATCCGCCCACCAGAGCAGCCAGCGCCGGGTCATTGCTCAATTTCTGGAAGACTGCGGCTTGCAGCGCCGACGAAACAGCGTAACTCATGCGGCGACCTCCTCTTCGACGAAGCAGACCAGGTAACGACCATCGCCGTCTTGCTCCCCGACCGCTTCGATCGCGAAAATGCGAACGCCATCGCGAAACCTTTGTCCGGCAACCGGGCGCGACGGCGCACCGTAGGGCGCGGCACGCACGATGATGCGATATCCCGTTGTGGAGAGGCTGCCCCCTTCTCCACCAATTTCCCGCCCGGACCGCAGGCGCACATCCGCCCAAAGTTCTCCAAGCGGTGTCCATGTTTCTTCGAAGCCACCAGCACCGTCCGCAACGCGAAGTGCTTTTTCCAAAACCAGAATTCGGTTCAACTTCGGGGTCATCGTGCAATCCCCGCGCCCAGAACACGCACGTTTTTGTAGCGCTCGATCAGGCTTGCCACTCCGAAAGGCAACGCGCTCTCTTTCAAAGCCAATTCATGCCGGTTCTCGTAGTAATGCGCGGCAAGAAGTAAGACCGCATGGCCAAGGTCCGCGGGCAATTCCCCCCAATCCGCACCCATTCCTGCCACGAAATCGATCTCAACGGTTCCGTTGCTTGGGATGGCAGGCAGGCATGTTCCATTGGGTGCCAAAATCGGGCGATGCGTGTCTTTGAGAAGCGTGTACGCACTCGGTTCAACCGGCGTAGCACCCGTTATCTTGTCGACCATCACGATGCCGGTAATCTCGGAAATAGGCGCTACGGGCAAAGGTTGCCCGACCACGTTTCTCCAATTGGAAAGAACCCAGGAAAATGATCTGCTGATCAGGATCTTGCCCGTTCGCGCCTCAATCGCTGAAAGCGCCGCGCGCAGGAAACTCTCTAGAACGGGATCTTGAATATCACCATCTGAAAACCCGGTACCCAGGCGCAGGTGAGCCTTAAGTTCTTCCACCGGCAAAGCAGCCTGAGGCACAGCAGTTTCTTCAATAAGCATCATGGGTCTTCTCCAAGAAGGCATCCCCTCACTCAACGAAAAGACGCGCGCTCGCGTGCGTTGCTCAGTCGGAGGGGTGAGCCAGACAACGCGTAGCGTGAAATGCGCGCGCCTTCCGTGCGGGGCTGCAACACCCCGTACCATCCGGCGCTCTTAGGAAACGCCGAATTTCAGAAGCTTGATGGCGGCAAAGTCACTCACGTCGCCACCGACACGTTTGGTGGCGTAGAAAAGAACGTGCGGTTTGGCCGAAAACGGGTCGCGCAGCACACGCAGGTCTGGCCGTTCGGCCACCGTGTACCCGGCATTGAAATCCCCGAAGGCAATCGCCATCGCGTCAGAAGCAACGTCGGGCATATCCTCGGCAATCAGAACCGGATATCCCAGAAGACGCGCCGGTTCGCCCGCGGCAAGCCCGTCAGACCAAAGGAAACGGCCATCGCCATCTTTCAGTTTGCGCACCGCGCCAGCTGTTTTGGAGTTCATGACGAACGTGCCGTTCGCGCGATATTGCGCACCAAGGGCGTACACCAAGTCAATGATACTGTCGCCGCCTGCGAAATCGCCATCGACGCCGGTGGGTATGTAGCCAATCGTGTCCCAAATCCAGGTGACATCCGGCACACTGGGATGGCTCAGGAAGCCGGTAGGCTTGTCCATACCATCCCCGTTCACGAACGCATCCGCTTCCGCCCGCGCGAACTTGTCAGCAATCCGACCTGCCAGCCATGTTTCGATGTCAAAGGCGCTGTCATCCAGCAGGCGTTGGCTTGCCTTGGGCAAGGCTGAAAGCTCATGCAACGGGATCGAGATTCGGTCAATCGTCGGCGTACCAGTCTCGGTCACCGCTGACGTCTCGTTGGCCCACCCATGGCCCACGTCTGAATGATCGATCAAGACATCGTATGATGTCGCCTCGACCTGAACGACATTGGCAATCGCCCGAATGGAAGCCGTTGATGCCAAAACGCTTTGGATCGCCTCCGACGTTTGGGGATCCACAAGATATCCCCCGTCGCCCGCCACCGCGGTGCCAAGCGCCTTGCCTTCAAGTTCCAGACCGCGCAAAGCATCGTCGTCGCCCGAACGCAAATAAGCATCAAATGCCTTTTGGTGCGGAGCTTGAGTGTCACTGGTTGCGGCCAATGCAGGGCGCATCATACCCGCGGATTTGCGTTCCATTTTGCTCATTTTGTCTTCCTGCTGTTGAAGTCGTTCAAAAATGTCGGACTGAAAGCCCTTAAACTCGGTCATGAAACCCGCCACTGCGGACTTCACCTCGGCCACCGGAGACACATCTTCCCCGGTCCGAGAATTTACCTCGGTCATGCTCATTGCTGTTCCTGTTGCTTGAGGTGGTGCCAGACGCGTCTACATACGCGCCATCTCCTGACGCGCCTGCTCAAAGGCCTGCGCTAGTTCACGCAATGTGGCGGTCTCCAGGGTTTCCCCCTTTGCGCCCACCCGCGCACTGGGCAGCATCGGAAAGGTCACAAGAGAGACTTCCCAAAGCTCCAGTTCCTGCAAGAGCCTGCGGCCCTTCGTATTCTTGGTCGCCTTTACTGTACGATACCCGATGGACAATCCATCAATTGCGCCCGCCGCGATCAACTCTGCCGCCTCTCGTGCCCGGGCCACGCCGTCTAGCAGCCGTCCCTTCACATGAAGCCCTTTTTCATCTTCACGCACCTCGTCCCAAACACCGATGGGCTCTCCATGGTCATGCTGCCACAGCATCTTGACCTTGCGGTCTTCAGCCTCCAGCTTTGCAAGCGATGACGCGTAGGCCCCTTTCTCCACGATATCGCCCCCGCGATCCTGATCGCCGAAAAGACTGGCGTATCCTTCAATCACTGCGCCATCTTTGACCGAAAGCTCTTCGTCAAACCGACAGAACTTGCGTTCCAGCATCTGATCCCAATTCATTGCACGCTCCTTGCGTCTTGTCGGCTCGCCTCAGTGCAGGGCGATCGTTCCACCTTGCATCAAAAAGGACATCACTCCGCCCACCATCGCCGCGATGATCAACCAGACAAGCCGTGAAACATGTCCATCGATCTTCTCTAGTCGGCGATCAATCTGGTCGAACCTTGCATTCATAAACTTGAGTTTTTCCTCACTGACCGCGCGGTCGGTTTCCATCGTTGCAACGGTCAATTCCAGCGAAGTGAGCCGCTTTTCATGATGTCGAAACAGCTGCTGCGCGCCTTCCTTGGAAATGAAATCCTGGGCATCGGTCATGTCTGCGGTGTCTGGGCTCATTTATCATCGCTCAATGGCGGTAGCCCCAATAGAGCCCGCTTTTCGTCTTGCGTTAGGAACTCGGCATTCGACACACGTGCCCACTGTGCCTCCCGCTCGGCGGACAGTGCAGGTACCTGATCCAAATCGGGTTTCAGGTCGAGCGCCTCACCATTGTACTCTTGCAGCCAATCAGCCAAGGCCGCCGAAACGCGCATCGCCAAGGGCAGTACCGTCAACCGATAGAATGCGCGGTTTGCTTCCTGATAGTTCGAATAGGTCGCGTCACCCGGGATACCCAGAAGCATCGGTGGTACTCCGAACGCCAAAGCGATCTCCCGCGCGGCATTTTCTTTTGTCTTTTGGAATTCCATGTCCGAAGGGGAAAAGCCCATCGGCTTCCAGTCCAATCCACCTTCCAGCAGCATCGGCCGTCCCGCGTTTCGGGTGCCTTGATGCATGCTTTCCATCTCGTCGACCAGGCGGTCGTATTGATCATTGCTCAAGCTGCCCAGCCCATCAGACCCCTTGTAGACAATGGCTCCCGACGGCCGCGCTGCATTGTCCAACAGTGCTTTTGACCACTTGGACGCCGCGTTGTGGACATCCACGGCCTGAGCTGCCGCCTGAAGCGGCGAAAACCCATAGTGGTCGTCTTGTGGATGAAAACTCTTGAAGTGGCAGACCGGTGTGGGCCCTGCACCCAGCTCAAACCGGTGCTTTCGCCCTGAAACAGCGTATTCGTAGGCCATTGGCCACCCATCAGAACCAGGCACGACGCTCATTCTGTCAGAGCGTAAGACATGCAATTCAATAGGCACCGATGTCTCGTCCCCACCGACGGCTTCGACATATCCATTGCCCGTAAGCAGCAACTGGCCGTAAAGCGCCTCAAACAGTTCTGCCTTGCCCTGCGCCGGGTTGGGAGACCGCAAAAGATCCAACAACGGATGCTCAACAAACCGCTGGTCTGGCCCCTGCAAAACAAGCGGCAGGGACGCAGCCGCTTCTGCAATCATCTTCACGCACCGAAAGCCGACAGGGTTTGCCGAAAATCCCGTGCGTGTCAGGCTGGCGGTGTCTCTCGGACTCCATGCCACGCGCCCCGAGCTGTGCCAGGCCGCAACCCGACCAGTTGCACTGGCTTTCTTTTCCGGGACGTTTTGCGCGTCACCGCCTTGCCTGAAATAGTCGAGGATCATCAGCGAGGATCTCCTTGGAAAAAGTGGAACACGCAAAGCCCATGCCGGCGTCTTGACGGACATCAAAAAGCCAAAACTTTACGATACCTTTATTCGAC